TGATTAAGCAATTAAATGTGGGTGGTAAAATGATTATACCACATAATGGTGTATTAAAATTGTGTACCAAAATGGAAGATGATGTGCCTTATAAAGTAGAAGAATTAATAGGTGTAGTGTTTGTGCCATTGGTAAAAGGATGATAAACATAGCAGTATTAATATCTGGTAGAGGTTCCAATTTACTTTCAATCATTAAAAACTTTGGCGAACAAGTTAAAGTAGTAATAAGTAGTAGTCCAAAAGCATTTGGGTTAAAGTATGCAAAACAATATAATATACCTTCTGAAATTGTAGAGTCCGAAGGACAAATCATTAATGAAATTAACAAGTATAATATTAGTTTAATTTGTATGGCAGGATTTATGAGAAAATTAAATAGTGCATTTACTAAAAAATATAAAGTTTTAAATATTCATCCATCATTATTACCAAAGTACAAGGGATTAAATGTGCATAAACAAGTATTAGACAACAAAGAAGAATATACTGGTTGTACGGTTCATTATGCTACAGGAGAATTAGACTCAGGAGAAATTATTATGCAAAGTAAAGTGAAGATAGATAAAGATGAAACAAAAGAATCACTTGAACTGAAAGTTTTAAATGAAGAACATAAATTATATCCTAAAGCTATTAGAAAAGTTTTAAGTACAATACAACCAAGATATGATTTTACAACAAAAGAAATTATAGAAGCTATGGACAGGATAAATGCCAGATAGAGTATTTTGTATAGGCAATGGTGAGAACCGATTAAATTTTCCAATAGAAAAATTAAAGGGTAAAGGTAAGATATATGGTTGTAATGCTATCTATAGAGATAATCCAGATGTAATAGATGTATTGACAAGTGTTGATTATGGTATATGCCACGAAATATATCATAGTGGTTATGCACAAAGAGTTCCTTGCTATTTTAGAGGTTGGTCAAAAGTGCCTGCCTATATGTACGAAACAATGGCATTAGGTTTTGCTGACAAGGCTGAATTAGATATTGTAAAACATTTTGATGCTATTAAAACAAATGAGAAAGGTATATCAACTGAATTTGTTATGCACGGTTCTACAATTAAAGGTATAGTTGGTATTATTAAAGGTAAAAGAGAAGTTGCAGAGCATTATCCAGAAATTGTTAGAAAGAATATTAAGAAGTCCCAATTGTATATATCTTGGATAAAAGATGGAGATAAGTCCCACGATTTTAAAGATGTTGATATAAAATTTCAGGACCACGGTTGGGCTTCAGGTTCAACTAGTGGTTTTATTGCTTGTAGAGTGGAGAAACCTACAGAAGTTTATTTAATAGGCCACGATTTAGAAAGTGATACAAATATGATTAATAATGTTTATAAAGGTACACCTAATTATACTACAAAATCAGGTGGACCTACACCGTCAGTTAATTGGATAGACCAATGGAGAACGCTAATGGGATGGTGTCCAGATATAACGTTTTATAAGGTCAACAAGGATGAGTCTGTTGTCCCAACGTGCCGAAAACTACCCGAATGGAGTAAGTTGCTCAATATTAGATATATGACCCATTCACAGCTGCTTGACAAGTTAGACATTACCTGATATAATGGAACATAATGATTAGAATATTAGATTTCTTAATAGATAAGTTGTCACAATTTAGACACTTTCTCCGTGAAAGAGATTTACCTAGTGAGTGTAAAACTGATTGGGTTAAAGGTTATCGTAAATGGAAGAAGTCTTATAAATAATCAAGTGAATTATATATTATGATACGAAAGATATACTTAAACTAAAATATACAAGGAGATATACAAATATGAGTATTGCGTTAGAACAATTAAAAAAGTCAAAATCTAATTTTGACACTTTAACAAAGGCGTTAGAGAAATCAATCACAAAAGATCCATCAAAGAAAAGTAATTACCAAGATGATAGATTCTGGAAACCAGAATTAGATAAGTCTGGAAATGGATATGCAGTAATCAGATTTTTACCTGCAATAGAAGGCGAAGATATGCCTTGGGCAAGAGTTTGGCACCACGCATTTCAGGGACCAGGTGGTCAATGGTACATTGATAATTCTTTGACGACTTTAAACAAAAAAGATCCTGTTTCGGAAGAAAATACAAGACTTTGGAATACAGGTATCGAGTCAGATAAAGATATTGCTAGAAAAAGAAAAAGAAAATTACAATATTATTCTAATATTTTGCTAGTTAATGATCCAAGACATCCAGAAAACGAAGGTAAGGTATTTTTATACAAATTCGGTAAAAAGATATTTGATAAAATTACTGAAACTATGAATCCACAATTTGAGGACGAGAAGGCGTGCAACCCATTTGATTTTTGGGAAGGTGCTAATTTCAAATTAAAGATTCGTAAAGTTGATGGTTTTTGGAATTATGACAAGTCGGAATTTGAGCCAGTTGGTAAGATTAAATCTACCGATGATGAGATTGACAAAGTATGGAAATCTCAATACGCTCTTAAACCCTTCGTTGATCCAAGCAATTTTAAAACGTATGATGAACTTAAAAGTAAACTGAATACGGTATTGACTGGACAAAGAAGCACAGAATCAGTTGCTGATATTGACCTTCCAAAGGTTAGTAATACTGCACCGAAGGCGACTAGTACAACTACGAATAGTGGTTGGTCTGTGACAAAAGATAAAGTAGAAAACGAATCAGGTGAAGGTGATTCTATATCATACTTCAGCAAATTAGCTGAGGACGATTCGTAATCTATCTCTCACACTTTACTTTAAAGGGCACTCGAGTAATTGGGTGCCCTTTTTTTAAGCCTAAAATGTTTTAAGGTGTTCTTCGGTGAGTATAATAAAATTCATATTGTGTCTTTGACACCATTCCTTTGCATACGCCCATTTAGCCGTATTCTTTTTATATCCCATAATCGCTTTAATATATTGCCTTGTCTTTCTTATTTTCTTTTTAGGAGGACGAGTTTGATATGAAGGTTTAATCTCTACAATGAATTTCTTTGTTGTATTATCAGGTTGTTTAATCTTCATATAAAAATCAGGAAAGTATTTGTGTATTTTGTTATCAACAGAACGATAATTAATCCATATTTCTTCACTACCCCATTCTAAAACCTCATTTTTTCTATCACAATAAGACATAAACCTACGCTCCCAACTTGAGCGATAAATAATATTCTTTGGGTCGCCCTTATATTTCTGTGGGTTTTTAGGTGTGAATTTGCCTTTATATGCCATACGGTCTATGTTAATCAATCGTCCTATCTTCTTCATATTATTATTTATTGCATATAAATATATCATATGGCGTCAATATTTGATACAATAAGAGGTAGGGCAGGTTCTACTACTGGGCATATGAAAAAGTCTGCTCAATGGTATAGAACACAGGTCAGTAAGTTAGCAAGTAATATAACCGCTAGACAATTAATGCGACAAGGCAAACTAACAACAAGACCTAGTAGAGGTAAGTTAAGTCTATATGCTTATGACCCTAAACTGAAAGGTACGTTGCCTTACTATGATGTGTTTCCATTAGTGTTGCCATTAGACCCTATACGAGGTGGTTTTATTGGTATGAACTTTCATTATTTACCACCATTGTTAAGATTTGAAATGTTAGACAAGATGAGTAGATTTGCTACTGATAGAAAATTTGATAAGAAAACAATTTTTGATTTAAACTATGATGATGTTAAACGAATTAAAATTATTAAACCAACTCTTAAAAAATATCTATGGTCTCATATGAGGTCAGATTTTTTAAGAGTAGATTTAGACGAGGCCGCAATTGCAATTATGTTACCTGTTGCTAGATTCAAAAAAGCAAGTGAAGCAGTTGTTTGGTCAGATAGTAGGAATAAAATAGCATAATGGCAATATTAAGAGAACGTATACCTTTACCAGGGAAACTAGGCAAAGTCTTTGACATAAGATTAGGTCTGCCAAGGGAAAAGGATATAGATTACGCAAAACGTTATAGGGATCAGAAGCCTAATGAGAATACTAGAATAAACAAATTCAGGTCATTGGTGTCATCTGCTGAAGGTCTGGCACGACCAAATAGATTTATTGCGATAGTTAATTTGCCTTCAGCTTTAAAAGGAGTATCTCCAGGTCATCCATCAGGAGTAGGTAGCAATCCAGAATTTGCACAATACAGTATACAATCAAAAACAACCCAAGACTTAAATAATGTTATTAGAGATAGATTATTTTTCTTTTGTGATACTGCCCAACTACCTGCTAGAAATATAAGTGATGAAACGAAAGACCAATTATATGGACCGGAAAGAAAAATTGCTAGAGGTCATACTTGGGCAGATTTAACTTTGACTTTTTATATGGGACAACAAATGATAGAAAAAATGTTGTTTGAATCGTGGCAAAATATGGCAGTAAATCCATTTACTTTTAATGCAAACTATTATGATGAGTATGTGGGAAGTATAGAATTATATCCATTAGTACATTTAACAAATCCAAATTGGGAACCTTGGGAAGTAGATGGAACTAAGAAAAAGGGATGGAAAGGAATGGTACAAACTGGAATAGAAAACATTACTGGTATTAAAAAAGGAGTTAGAAAACAAACAAGAACAGGTGAAAGTAGAGCAATGGCAATCGCTTCGGTGGGTGCCTATTATAATCATTTAGTTGAAGCATTCCCTACAAACATTGCTGTACAACAAATGGATTATAGTACCAATAATGCTTTAATGAAATTGAGTGTTGATTTTAGTTATAGATATGCTAGAGGTCCAGCTGCTATTGACGCTGAACACGGTGCTGTATCAAAAGGTGCGTTAAGACCAGGACACGTAAGTGTAGAAGATTGGAAAGCAAAAAGTAGGCTTGAAAGTATTATATCAGGAGTTGGTAGAGATATACTCAATGATGTAAAAAGAAGATTCCCTTGGGGAAAAATATTTGGTGGCAAAGTTATCCCACCATTTTTTTAAAAATGAATATATAATTATAGGAGGAATAAAATTATATGGAAGATAATGTAAGAAGTAATGTAAGGAGTGGTATGAAGTTACCTTTGAATGTAACCCCAACCTATACTTGCGAATTGCCCTCTACAAAGAAACAGATTAAATATAGACCGTTTCTTGTAAGGGAAGAAAAATTATTACTGATTGCTTTAGAATCGGAAGATGATAAGGCGATACAGGATGCAGTAATACAGGTAATACAAAATTGTATTTTGGATAGTGATGTTGATGTTAAAACATTACCAATATTTGATTTTGAGTTTTTGTTTCTAAAAGTTAGAAGTAAGGCTGTAGGAGAAATTGTAAATTTAAAAATCAAGTGTCCAGATGACGAACAGGAAATTGTAAATGTGCCAGTTGATTTAGATAAGATTCAGGTTCAATATGATGATAAACATAAAAAGGAAGTTGAGTTTGAAACAGGATATGGAGTTGTAATGAGATATCCTACAATTGAATCTTTTATGAGTAAGGTAACAGCAACGCAATTGAGTTTTGACCTTATAGGAAGTTGTATTGGTAGTATTTACAAGGGTAAAGATGTATATGATAGGAATAGTATTGAATCAAAAGAATTGGATGAATGGGTTGATAATTTAACTCAACAACAAATTGCCAAAATGGCAAGTTTTTTTGCTACAATGCCTAAAATAACTCATACGGTGAAGTACAAAAACCCAAAATCGGGTAAGGATTTTGAAATGCAATTGGAAGGAATAAAGGATTTTTTTCAATTGCCCTCAACCACGACAGCTTAGAGAACTATTACAAAGTTAACTTTGCGTTGGTACAACATCATAAATATTCCTTGAGTGAGGTTGAATCAATGGTACCGTGGGAGAGGGAGATATATATTGATTTATTAATAACCCATTTGAAGGAAGAAAAACAAAAGCAAGACGAGAGAAATAGGACAAATAAATGAGTGATGCTTTAATAAAGGTTAAAAAGACAACCGAAGAATACGAACTAGCGAAGAGCGACCTTGTACCTGATTCAGGTGATGACGCTCCTACGTGGTACAATAAAACAGCAGGTCTGTTAGACAAGTTTAGAGTTATACCTAGATTGGTAATGTTGTCATACATC